TGGTTCTGGTGGTGTATTACAAGCAGAATTTCAAGAATTTAACACAGTAAGTGAAGTAATAGGAAGAGTTGAAAAAGGTGGTTTAGGTAGAGCGAAGGGATTTTGGCAAACTACAGATGGTTTCTTAAATTCTGATAAATACATTCAAGATAGTTTTTATTATCAAGATTATTCTTATGAGATAAAAGTTGCAAGAACTTTAAATAAATACAAAGATATAATTTATAATACATTCCATAATACTGGTACTGAATTATTCGGTAAATACCTAAAATACCTTATTGGAGAAAGCAATAGCTCTATAATAGAGGAAAGTGTAAGAATAGAAGAAACATACACTGTAGATGATACATATTTAACCTCTGATTCTACTATAGTAACTTCTGATTCTAGAAATCCTTTTGTGTATTTGCTTACCTCTGAAACTAATATAACTTCTGATAGTGTCGTTACGGTAGATAAATATTATATTTAAAGGAGAAATAAATTGGCACAGCAAACAATCAATATAGGTTCATCTCCAAATGATGGTACAGGAGATACCATTAGAGATGCTATGGATATCGTTAACGATAACTTTAATGAGATGTACACGTCATTTACTATGACTGGTGCAGTTACTGTTGGTAATTCGACAGTAAATACAGTAGTTTCTAACACTGGTGGTATGGTTACTGGCAACACAACAGCTAACTCTGTTGCTAACTCTACTAATTTTGTAGTTGTTAATTCAACATCAACTTCTACTTTAACACCAGCATCATTAGCTATTGGTAATTCTACTGTAAATTCAACTTCTAACTCTACTAATTTTGTAGTTGTTAATTCAACATCAACTTCTACTTTAACACCAGCATCATTAGCTATTGGTAATTCTACTGTAAATACTTCTCATAGTGTTTCAACTTTATATATCGCCAATTCAACTTCTAATGTTTCAATAACAGCTGGAGATATTTTTGTTGGTAATTCTACAGTTAATGCTTATGCAAATTCATCTCATATAAAGGTAAATTCTGCTAATGTTACTTCCAATACTTTAACATTAGGTTCTTCAACAGATGGTGCCAATGGTTATACATATCTTCCTAATGGGTTTAAAATGAATTGGGGAACGGTATCAGCAAATAGTAGCACAGGTACAGTAACATTTACTGATGCTTACACTACAAATTCTTATGTTGTAATAGCAACCAGTAATGCAACTGGTACTTATACGGCTGCTGTTATCTCACAAAATAACACAAGCGCAGAAATAAGAACAGCTAACGATACAGTTACTGATGTTTATTTTAATGTTATAGGCAAATAATGGGTAAATTACTTTCTCCATATTACAAATTACTTTTTGATGAAATTACAAATGGTATTTCATCTAATACATCTCATTATTATGCCTTTGCTGCTAATCCAGTAGAGTACTCAAATACAGTTCCAAATGTAGCTAATAATGATTATGAAAATACATTTTTAAATAATTGGTTGATGATATTTGGTAAAAAATTATCTACTAATGATATAGCACCAGTAATAGAAAAAAACATTTGGACAACAAATACTGTATATACAAGATATGATAATACATCAAATAATTTGAGTAACTTTTATGTGATATCAGAACCTTCTATAGTTGGTGGTAATTATAATATCTATAAATGTATTGATAATGCAAATGGAGCACCATCAACAGTTGATCCTTCATCTATAAGTGTGCCTACACAAACTTCAACTTTTCAAACTGCAGATAATTATAAATGGAGATATTTGACATCTATTTCTTATAAAAATTATGAAAAGTTTGCATCAGATGATTATGTTCCTGTCTTTACAAATGCATCTTTATCATCAACATCTTCTTCTAGGGCTGGCGTTGATTTTGTTATTATATCCAACGGTGGTATTGGTTATGAAACTTACCATAGTGGTAATGTTTTATCTATAGATTCAAGTTCAAATGGTTATATTATTCAAATTGAAAATACAGCAAAACCAATTAATGACTATTATGTAAAAAATTCAATATACATTTATAATACATCCGATACATCAACTGCTCAACTTTTAGATGTACAAGATTATGTTTCCAATTCTCAAGGAAATTGGGTTTATGTTTCAAACAACTCTATAAATGTATCAACTATTGCTCCTGGTATTTCGAAATATACCATAAGCCCGAAGGTAGTTTTTGATTCAGATGGTGATTCTGATCCTATAGCTTATACAGTAATTAACAGCGATTCTGGCAATACAATAAGCGAAGTTGTTATGCTTGAATCTGGTTCAAATATTAGTTGGTGTAATGTTAGTATTCAAAGTAATAATTCTTTTGGTACTGGTGCTAATGTTTATGCTATTGTTCCGCCTCCTGGAGGGCATGGATTTGATCCAGCAATAGAACTTAATGCAAAAGGTTTATCAATAAACTTTCAATTTGCTAACACAGAAGCAAATAATATTTTGACTTCTAATGTAGTGTATAACAAAATAGGTATTTTAAAAAACCCTAATGAACTAATATCAAATGTTTCTTCTGGTTCTATTTCTTATGGTAATAGATATACAGCTAATACTTTTGATCAAGTTTTAAAAGCTAATGTTTCAGTTTCTAACACTTTATCTATTGGTACTACAGTTTCTGGTAACACAAGCAATGCTAAGGGAATTGTTGTTTTTTCTAATACTTCTCAACTATATTTGGTAGGTGATAAAAATTTCATCGATGGAGAATATATTAAAGATTCAAGTAATAATTCTTTATCTACAATATCAATAAATGAAGTTTCTGATATATATCCTAAGAATTTAAAACCAATTTATGTAGAAAATATAAATAATATTAATCGCTCTGACGAGCAAACTGAAGAATTTAAGCTTCTTATTAAGAATTAAAAACAGGAAAACAAATGTCATCTTTAGAAACTGATTTTAACAAACCACCATATTTTGACGATTATAATGAAGATAAAAGATTTCATAGAGTTCTCTTCAGACCATCTACAGCTGTACAGGCTAGAGAGTTAACACAACTTCAAACAATTACTCAAAATCAAATAGAGCGTTTTGGTAATCATATCTTCAAAGATGGTTCTATTGTTGATGGGGTTGCAATTACATATTACCCTAATACTCATTATATTTCTTTGAGTGATAGATTTTCTTCTAACGTAGAATTAAAACCTTCTGATTTAGATTCAAGTTATGTAGTAACTAATTCTCAGGACTCAAACACAGCCGTAAGAGCTTCAATTAAAATTGCTAAAGATGGTCTAACTTTAACACAACCGAATACAAATAGATTTTATCTAGATTATTTCTATACTGGAACTGGACCAGCTGGAGAAGATATAAATAGATTTTCTCCAGGAGATACTCTTTATATTTATAGTCCAAATCAGTCTAGATTTGGTTCTTTAGATGCTAATAATTTAATTGATACAATCACAACTCTAACAAGTAATTCTTCATTTGAAGCAGATGGAGATAGCTATTGTATAAAAGTTAGCGATGGTATTATTTTCCAAAAAGGGTTTTTCTCTAAAGTCAACCCACAAACTATAACGATAGCAGATTTTTCAGCAAATGTTACTGGTTATGTAGTTGGTTTTAATACTGAAGAAATTATCGTAAACGAAAATCAAGACACTTCTCTATTAGACAATGCTCTCGGCTACGATAATGAAAACGCACCAGGAGCACATAGATTAAAATTAAATCCTGTTCTAGTTTCAAAAACTAGAACAGATGCTGCAAATAATAAGAATTTCTTTGCTATTGTTGAATTTGATGCTAATGAACCAACAGAACAAAAAGATAAACCTGAATATTCACAGTTAGAAACACAAATCGCAAGAAGAACTTATGAAGAATCTGGTGATTATGTAATTAAACCTTTTAGAGTCGAATCAAGAGTTAATGCTGCAAATACAGAAACATTTTTTTACGAAGTTTCTTCTGGTATTGCATCTATAAGAGGTTTTAGAGTAGAAAAAGTCGGAGCTACAAAATTACAAGCTACTAAAGCATCAACAACCGATTATGTACAAAACCAAATACTAACTGGTAATTACGGAAACTATGTATTTGTTGATGAATTAGTTGGTGCTTTTGATACTGAAACACTACAAGAAATTTCAATATATGATCAACCACAAAACAGTATTTCTGAATACGAGGGTTCAACTTCTGCGCCATCTGGCAGCGAAGTAGGTAAAGCTAATGTAAGAGCTGTTGTGTTTGAAACTGGTGAAAAAGGAAGTGCTTCTGCGAAATTCTTACTTTATATATTTAATGTAAGAATGAATTCAGGTAAAAGTTTTATTAATGATGCCAAAAGTTTTTATGTAGATGGTACTTTCGGTAAAGCCAAAGCAGATATTGTTCTTGAAAATGATAAAGCAATAATTAAAGAATCAAATTCTTCTAGAGCTTATTTTAACATTGGTTATCAAGCAGTTAAAAGATTAACTAATAATACTGGTATCAATGATACATTTTATACATATAATCAAATTAAATCTGGTACATTGGCTATTAATGGTGAAATAACAATTACTATCGATACTGCCGCTTCTGGTGCTGGTGAAGAAAAAATATTATCAACAACAGAAGATGATTATCAAGTATTTGTTTCTGCTAATGCTTATACAGCTAATTTATCTGGCACTATTGAATTTACCTCTGGTAACGTAGTAATAATTGGTACTTCAACAACATTTGCTTCTGATTTTAATATTGGCGACAATATTAGAATTTACAGTAACACTACAACATCTCATGTAAGACAAGTAGTTACAGTATCAAATAATACTTCTTTATCATTAGATGCACCAATCACAGCATCTAATACTTCAACTACTTATGGAAAATACTTTGTAACAGGTACTGCTTTACCTGTAGATAATGTTACATTAAATACAAATACAAATTTCACAATAGACACTGGTTTAACTATAGATTCTGGTACTCAAACTGTTTATTGTTCTTATCCAGTTGTCAGAAACCAAGCTCAAGCTATTCCAAAAGTTATATTAAAAAATAGATTTGTAAAAATTGATTGTTCAAATAACGCAGCAAATTCTGTCGGACCATGGGATTTGGGTGTTGTTGATCTTCATAAGATAAGAAATATCTATGTTGGAACAACATACTCTAATACAAACCCAGAGAGAGCAAATTGGTTTAACTTACAGGATGGTCAAACTGATAATGAATATGGCCATGCAAAGATTTTTGTAAAACCTCAATATGCATCTAATATTTCAGGTTCTACAAAAATGTTAATCGAGCTTGATCTATTTACTGCTAACACATCAGCTTCTGTTGGTTTCTTTTCAGTCGAATCTTATCCTATTGATGATGTTAATGTTGCAAACACCAATGCAATTCAAACTTCAGAAATACCATATCATAATAATATTGATCTGAGAACTGTTGTTGATTTCAGACCAAGAAAATACAATACTGCAAGTACAGCTGCTACTTCTGAAGCTTCTGCAACAATTAACCCTTCAGTAGCTAATTCATCTTATGACGTGCCAGCTCAAGGTCAGCACTTAATTTATCCTGATAAAAATTTCGTTGCAGATATTGAATACTATCTTCCAAGAATTGATTTGATTACAGTAAACCCAAATGGAGACTTAAGTGTAATTGAAGGAATACCTTCATTAAATCCAAGAGTTCCTTTTGTTGATAACGATCAAAGTGCGATTGCTGAAGCTTTTGTTCCGCCTTACCCTTCAGCTACAAAAAGAGAAGCAGAAACAAGTATTAACAGAATACCTTATGTTTCAACTAACATTGTAACAAATCGTCGTTATACAATGAAAGATATTGCTTCTTTAGATGAAAGAATACAAAGAATTGAATATTATACAGTTTTAAATGCTCTTGAACAATCAGCTAGAGATTTAACAATACCTGATACAAATGGTCTTGACAGATTTAAAAATGGTATTTTTGCTGATCCTTTTAATTCTCATAGAATTGGTAATGTTGCTGATTTTGAATATAAAATTGCTATAGATCCTAAAAATTCTGTAGCAAGGCCATTTTTCCAAAAACATGATGTTGATTTTGAATATATTTCAGCAAATTCTTCAAACGTTCAACGTTCTGGTTCTCTAGTAACTTTACCATTTGACAATGAAGTTTATATTACTCAAAGATTTGCTACTAAAATTAGAAATACTACAGAATCAGTTTGGCAATGGGATGGATTCTTAGAACTTTATCCTAATTTTGATTTCTTTAGGGATGAAGACAGAGCACCAAATGTTGTAGTTAATATTGACAACACAGCACCTTGGGAAGATTTTGCTAATTCTCCTTTTGGAACAACATGGGGAGACTGGGAAAATGTAGGTCAAGAAAGAAATCGTCGTATAGAAACAGCTGCAGGAAATTTTGTTGAAACACGACAAAGACAAACAAGAGAAGGTACTAGTCTTAAGATTGGTTCAAGTACCACATCTTATAATCTTGGATCTTACGTTACAGATTTCTCAATAAACCCTTATATGAGATCTAGGTTGGTAGCATTTGTTGCTAACAATATGAAACCAAACACAACTTTATACCCATTCTTTGATGACGTAAATGTTTCAGAATTTTGTGCGCCAGGAACATTGTCTGGTTTAACTGGAACAGCTGAAGGAAGAGAAGATAGAGTCGTTAATAGAACAGGAAATTTTGGCGATGAATTAGTTTCTGATGAAAATGGTTTTGTTTGTGGTGTTTTCAAAATACCAGAAGGAACTTTTAGAACAGGTGACAGACAATTTCTACTAACAAACGTTTCTGATCTAGTAATTGGAGAAAGCGCAAGAATAACAAATGGTTTTGCGACTTACACAGCAGATAATGTTTCTGTAACCAAAGGTTCTACAACTATTAATGTAATACAACCAGAAATTAATATTTCAACAAGAAATGATTCTAGGGTTATATCTTCAACTAGTACAGAAACAATTACAAGAGAATCCGACCCAATAGCCCAATCATTCACTGTTGAAAATTTACCTGATGGTATTTCTGGTATCTTTGTTTCTCAAATTGGTGTTTATTTCCAATCTAAAGACCCATCTCTAGGTTGTAGTGTTCAAATTTGTGAGATGGTTAATAATTTACCTGAAAAGAAAAGAATTATTGGGCAAGGGCGTCTAGAACCATCTAGTATATCTGTTTCAGAAGATGGAACAGCTGAAACTGTATTTGAATTAAATTATCCAGTTTATCTTCTCACAAATACAGATTATGCTTTTATAGTACAACCAGATGGTGATTCACCAGAGTATAATATTTGGGTTGGTGAAACTGGTGGTTATGACGTGGCTACTGGAGAACAAGTTTTCTCCAACCCATATTCTGGTATAATGTTTATATCAGCCAATAAAAAGACTTGGACAGCGATACAAAAAGAAGATATTAAATTTAATCTCTACAGGTCTAAGTTTACTGCTTCTTCTGGTACTGCGGTATTTAAAAACGAAAGTGATGAGTTTTTAGTTGTTGATGGTTTTACTCGTGCAAATACTTCAGTTGCAATTGATATAGGTAATAAAGTATTCACAGTTGATTCAGGTGTTGATACAGGAAATGTTGCTAGTGTTGTCAGTAACACTATAACATCAGGAGTTTCTGGTAGAGTTCAATATATAAACGAAGCAGAAGGTGAAATTTGGGTAGACTCTTCAACAGCAAATTCGTCAAGTTATTTCTCAAATACAACGAATCCTGTAATTGCTATTTACAATCTATCAGATCCTTCTAATAATTCACTGGTAAGCAACTCTACTTTAGTAGCTTATGGTAATATACAAGAAGTAAAAAATCTAACTTATCATTCAGTTGTGCCTAAATTTGGTATACTACAGCCAACTAAAACTTATCTTGCGTATAATTATAAAGGTACTTCGACAACTAATGTTTCTGACTCTTCTTTAGTTATAGTCGATAACAACAAAACTTATGAATATCAAGATAGAGAACGTCACATTATGTCTAAATCAAATGAGATAAACGATCTTTCTTCTAATAAATCTTCTGAATATAATATTCAACTTAACTCATTTTCTGATTATAGTTCTCCAGTAATAAACTTAAATCAGAAAATATCTTTGTTTATCGAAAACTTAATTAATAATGACAGTACAAACGAGCATACACGTTATGGTAATGCATTGACTAAGTATGTTTCAAAAAGAATAATACTTAAAGATGGCCAAGAAGCAGAAGATCTAAAGGTATATTTGACTGCACATAGGCCATTTGAAACTGATATTGAAATTTACGCTAAGTTCATAAATAATGAAGATAATGAGTCATTTGAAGATAAAGTATGGACTAAACTACAATATGATAATGGAGGTGAATTTGTTTATACTTCTCCAGACAGAGAAGATTTTGTAGAATATGAATTTTCAGTTCCGTCTTCTAATACAGTAGATAGAGCAGCTTTTGCTAACGTAACTAGTGGTGCATATCAGACACTTACTGGTACAGTTGAAATTTCTAATAATAGCTTTGAAGTAACTGGTAACGGCACTTCTTTTGATACAGAATTAACTGTTGGTGATTTAATCAGAGTAACTTCTGATGATTATTTTGCTATTAGAACTGTAACAAGTATAGCAAACTCAACTTTCTTGACTGTTGATAATGGTCTACAGGCTTCCAATAGTGCTGCTATTTCTTATGTATTTGATGATGCAGGAAACGAAGGTATTGTTGAGTATTATAACGCTGATGGTTCTAGGTATATTGGTTACAAAGAAGTGGCATTTAAAATCGTTCTTCTTTCTTCTAATCCAGTTAGAATACCTCTACTCCAGGATATTAGAGCAATTTGTTTACAAATTTAAAGGTTATAATTTATGAAAGATCATTTTGAAAGACTAAAAACAAATCCAGGAGCAGTTATAAATAACGATAGAAATGGACTTGAAGCTTATAGAAAAGCTAAAAAGAAAAACGCCGAAATTGATATTTTAAAGAAAGATGTTGATATTATCAAAGGCGATATTGATGAAATAAAAGGTCTATTATTCAAAATAGCAGAGAAGTTATAAATGACAATAACAATAGCAAATACTTCAAATACAAATACGTTCGATTACTGGAGAAACAGAACGAACGAATTAGCTGATGTTATGACAAATTATGTTGTAACAACAGACTCAAATACAGCTGTTGGCAATGCTGCTATTTCTAATACATTTACTGCTAATACAATAGTTGCAAATACTATTGATGCTAATTCAAGTGTTAATGTTGGTAATAGTACAGTTAATGTTTCTATTGTAAGTCCAAACAGTGCACAAATTTCTTCAGGAGAGTATTTCTTAAACGCAAATGGTTCTTGGATATTAAACACTTCATCCCCAGTTGTTAATGGTAATACTACAACAACTGGAACATCTGCGCAAATTATAGATTCTTTTGCAGTAGCTGATCAAAATGCTGTTGAATATTATATTCATATAGAAAATAATTCTGCTAATGGTTATCAAGCTTCTAAAATATTAGTTTTACACAGTGTAGATCAAGCATATTCAACAGAATATGCTACTATTGTTTCTAATAATTCTTTAGGTGTATTTTCTGCTAATGTAAATTCTGGAAATGTTAGATTATATATGACACCTAATACATCTAGTTCAAATGTTACATTTACAAGGGTTAACTTCTAATGGCCACAAAAGCTAACCTAGTAATAGATCAAGGTTCTACTTTTTCTGCCGATTTAAATTTAACTGATGAAAATGGTGATGTTTTAAATTTAAATGGTTATACTGCCAATTCTCAAATAAGAAA